GGGGGCCCCAGGTCTCCCCAGGGCCCCCTTGGATATGGATGTCAGTGCAGGATCGGCTCGTAGAGACCCCAGAGCTGACCCTCGGTCATGAGGTCGAACTTGTTGTCGCTACGGCGGATGATCCACTTACCGATGGCTCCTGTGTGAAGGTGGGCCTTGATCTCCTCGTCGCTGGCGGCCCAGTTGCGGACTAGACGGAGATTGTCATCCGTGATCTTGACCGCCTCGCAGACGCTACGGCGAGGGTTGAAGAGCTTGACTTCGAGCGGCATCAGAACGGCACCTCCTCGGTGTCAGCGTCCTCGGCGTACATAGCCTCAAGCTCGTCCTCCACGATGGTGAAGAAGCCCTTGTCGAGATATGCCGAGCAGAACTCCACTCCAGCTTGAGTGCGTCCGTGGTAGGGGCGGAGGGCAATATCGGCCCGCTCTAGGTCTGCGAAATCGAGGGCGCCGACTGTCTGCTCATTCAGGAGCGTACGAGTACGTCCGATGATCGAGACGATCTTGGGCGGACGGCCTCCGAAGTTGACCTTCACCTTGATATAGGGAAGGGGCTCCTCCGTGTCGTCCCGAGGCTTCAGGGTCTTGATGTTGAACCCTTCGGTCCGGAAGTCGTCGACGGCATCGTCAGGGAGGATGACGCAGAAGGTGCGAGCCGTGTTTCCGAATCGATCCTTCTCGCCTGCGAAGTTGCGGAAGAGGAGCCGGGCGTTCTTGATAGTGTAAGTGTTGACGGCCATGTCGTATTCCTTTCTATGGGGTAGTAGTCTTGAGATAGAACCTGGTCGACGGAATATGGAGGCGAGTAGAGATCGTACCTCACAAGCCCCCTTCCTGGTTGACGATGCCGTGGTCTTGGAGTCGCTGGATGAGCCAACGGGCATCTAGCTCATCCGTGATAATGCTGTGGATTAACCAGATCCAGTTCTCAATCTCAGGGGTGATTGCTGCACCAGACTCCTCCGTTAGGAACTCAAGCTCGTGGAGGAACGTCTGGAGTTGGTAGTCGCTGAACTTCACGACCCTTGACGGAAGTGATTCGAGCAGTGCCTGGATACCAGCCTTGCCGTCATGAATAAGACGGATCGGCTCGAACGGGAGCTTACTCATCAGAGACCCCCTCGATGGAGTTGATTCCAACGATGAGACCCGCCTCTACAAGGCAGCGCACGAGGTCACGGTCGTCCAACTCAGTGCGGCAGATATCGAGGAGGTTCTGGACCGTCTGGCGACGGTAGTGACCATAGCTGCTGCGGTCACAGCACTCGAGCTTATCGATGAGCTCCTTGATCTCGTCGTCCTTCAGGTTCGCCACCTCGTCTCGAAGGTAGCTGGTGTAGCCGACAAGGATATCATTAGCGGTCTGGCCGCCGTCGTAAACAGAAGAGAGCATTGGTTCGTTCCTTTCGAGAAACCTAGAACCCGGGTTGGGTTCTAGATGTGAGTGTGTTCAGTTGGTCTTGAATGTGTCGCTGATGTTCTTGGCCATAGCAAGCATGTCCTCTTTGGTCGCTGTGAGCTGGTGCTGGTCGCAGTAGTCACGTGTCGCGTAGTAGGCGAACGTAGCTATGGCGAAGCCAACACCCATCTCAGCGAGGTTGGTGAGGACATACTGGCGGGCGAGGGAGGGGCAGGACATGGCAGTACCTTTCTGGTGGGGGTCTCGTTATATGCCCTGCCCGTCTCGCGATTCATGCTGCTAGGAAGGTATCGACGTCCGTATACTTCTGAATTTGCCCTCGGGCAGCGTCCACGAGTTCCCTTCCGTATCGACTATCCAGTTTATCTCGCCAGTCGTCGCCGGCGTCTTCGTAATCCAGCCAGAGATACCCCTTGCAACCTCCGACATCGCCGTACGAAATAATCTCATTACCCTCGCTGTCCACTCGATGATTCTCTCGTACAAGTCGACCGGCCCCGGGAGTGTCTGGGTTAACAGGAATGAAGCGCCCGACACGTCCGACGAATTTGCGGTCATTCTCGCCGAATTCAAGCAGCATTCGTGTAGTAACCGATCGTGTCTGGGCGACATCTTCGAGAGCCAGAGGATCTCCGGTGAAGAGAGTCTTGTAGACGACCGGCTCTTGGAACTGCTTGCCGGTTGCGTGCCAACCTTCTTTGTCGTGTGCGATATAGACGGCGTCGTTGACGAGCAGCATACGATCGTAGGTCGCTTCGTGCTCGAATGTGTAGCCGTACTTCTTCCCAAACTCGAAGACCTCCGAAATGATGCGATCGTCGGCATTCGGGATTTTGATCGAGTCGGTCTTGATGTGCGCAACGGTGTATCCTTTCTCCTGAACGAAATGTTTCAGGTCGACCATGAACAAAGCGCCGCGCTTGGCGACGATGTTGTCCACGTTCCGGGGGTCTCGGAGTGGGTTGTCGAATTTGGCGGCGGTGAGTCCGTACGTCGAATTCAGTGCGATCTTCAGCGCATAAGCCAGAGCGTCGAGGTTCGATTCACCATCCAGATATGGAGCCAGCGCCCCATTCAGGATCGTGCGAGCCTCGTCCAGCTTCTTGTGCTTGATCAAGATACGAGCCTTCTTGAGCTCGCTGTACCTCTTGGTATATGGCCCGAATAGCTGGAGTTCCTCGATCGACGTAGGATGCATCGACGCGATATCCAGCAAGGCCACGTTCTCGTAGTAGCCAGGTTCGGCAGAGACGTAACCGCCCTCGCCGACCTCTTCGCCACGATATATCGACTTGCCGTACTCGTACTTGTAGTCGGGGAACATTTCCGACAGGTCCGTGTACTGCAAGTACTTCTGTGTGTCCCGCTGACCCTGGAATATGATCTGAGTGGTCAGCTTGTTGGTGCTGGAGTTGACGGGGAGACCTGCGATCGCAGCAAGGATCTGACGGGCCTCCCAGTCCGCCTCCAGATGGTCCCATACCTTCTCAGTGGCGATGACGTCGTTATCACAATATGCGGCGACCTCTTCCCACATCTCCTCCGGCACCGGTTCGTCCCAGGGAAGACCGAGCTCCTTGTGATGGATGCCCAGCTCGATCTCCCACTTCTTGAGGGACTGCTTCTTGGCGGCGAAGTCGTAGATATCGGTGTAGGACAGGTTGTAAGCCTCTCGGAATCCTTCCTTGATGAGGTTGTTGATGATCTTACGAGAGAGGTGGTAGAGCTGGATGTTCGAGTAGCCCAGGATACGACCGTAGAGGATATGGTTGTCGTACCGACGGTTGTTGAACCCAACGAGCTTCTTCTCGATAAGATCGGAGATCTCGTTTGGAGTCGGATTGATCATCCTCTGGATCTTGTTAGATCCACGGACCTTCCAGTTCACAAGGAACAGGTTCGGGAATACCTCGACGTCGTAAATGATCGGAGCATCGTCATCCGGCTCCTCATAGGTCTCCTCATGGTCGCTCTCCGAGGAGAACGGCATCTCCTGCACCAGCTTGATACAGTAGTCGGCCTGATGAGTGGACTTCATGGCGAACGTGAGGACCTTCTGCCTCATGTCCGACACGTCGTAGTCCATCCCAGACTCCTTGGCGTCCGTCAGCACCTTCATGATGAAATCGATGCTGGGCTTCGTCCCGGGGTGGAATTCCTTCCGCAGGTTCCGCTCTATGAGCTTCCGGATGGACTTCTCGTTCTGCATGACCTCCTGACGAATCAAGGGTTTCTCCTTGACGGGAAGATATCCGTCTTCAACCGTGGTAAGGCCCTGGTGGGCGGTGCACTCGGTGAGGCGTCGACGGAGGGCGGATTTGCCTGAGTAGACCTTGCACTCGACTCCGGGCCGCACCAGCCGTGAAAGTACGGAAGGATCCCCCGAATATCGATAGTGGATGTGGATTCCACCCCCCGATCGGCTGAGTTCAGCATAGGAGGGAACCCACCGCCGAGCCTCTTCCAGACACTTGTCTCTGTCCTTGTCGAGGTCGATGTCGATGACGACGTCTTGCTCGGGTACGAGGACATAATGCTCCTTTCTAGTGTCCAAGTCCTTCAGTGTGGTCGTGACGTCGTCCCAACGTTTCGCTGGGAGGCCGTTTTCATTGGCGTACTGTGCAGGACAGTCCTTGTAGAGCTCGTCGAGATATGACGGTTGCTCTTTCATCTCGGTCCAATCTGAAATCGGGCTCTCCTTCTTCTCCCCCTGGGAAAATTTGGATTTCAATAGCCCCTTGTATACCTTGCGCCTACTGGTTCCGTCGACCATGATGCGATCGTGGAATTCCTCGAAGTAATCCCGGATCTCGTCCTTGAACTTGTACATGGGGTACATAGCTCCGTCCGAATATGTCTGGGAGTACTCCTTGTACATCTCGTAGATGCGCTTAAGCGCGACACCATTCTCATCATCCAACTCGTCCTGATAGAAATCAAGGAAGTTGAAGATGGGGTTGGTTTTGCTCATCATGCCGATGGGCTTGTAGTCGTCGTAATATGACGAGCCCTTGGACTTATAGAGTTCCACGCAGCGCTTTACGATGGATCCCCGTTCGTCCTCGAGTTGAGACATGATCTCTTTGTATCGACGAATATCGAGCTTGCGACCTGAGGGCTCCACGTCGATAAGACGTCTCGTCAGTCCGCTCTTCGAGTCAGTGATGCGTACCGGCAAGTTGGTACCCACGAATAACATCGCTTCAGGCTTGAACGTGTAGAGGGATTTCCCCTTCTCATTCATAACCATCGGTTCATGAGATACGAGACTGTTCAGGCGGCTGTTATCCGCGATCCGGGAGAGGTTGCCGTCATGCTGAATGGCCACTCGAGGATTCGACTTGAACGGCTCAAGGGCGAATTGGTCGCTGGGTCGCCCAAGAGCTGCCGCGTCAAACTGTCCGATATGACCGTCCAGCAGCCTTGAGATGAGGTTCAGGACGGTCGACTTACCAGATCCAGCAGATCCGTAGAGCACGAAGAACTTCTGGATCCAGGCGGAGTCTCCCGTGAATACAGATCCGATGCCCCACTCGAGTTTCTCCCTTTCGTCCGGATCGTAGAGGGTGCTCATGAGCTCCTCGTAGGCAGGGCATGCATCGTCGTTCAGAGAATATGAGAGTGTTCTGGTTGCGTAGTCTTCCTTTCTTGGAGTCTGGTCGGCAAACAGTATCCTACCATCGAGAGGTTGGTAGACGTCCGGGAGCTTGGACATCCACGCCTTGTAGTCGGAATATGTCTTGGAGTCGTAGTCCCCCAGATACCGCGGCCAGACGGACCCGTCGACTCTCTTCGAGGTCTCTTGAAAGTGACGGGTCACGTCGGCATCCACGATGCGGATCAGGTCGTACTCGCGAGTACTCCAGAAATGCGTCTCGGGGTTGTACACGGCGTAGAAGGACTTCCCACGAACCATGAGATCCTTGAATTGGTGCACACGCCAGGCCGGCCGTACCTCGGTTGTGCCCGACTTAAGGGCTCGCTCCTTGATCTCGTAGAAATCCATTTGACTCCTTATATGTCGTAGTTCTCCGCGAGGTAGAGTTGCATTTGATACCAGAGCTCAAGGCGGTTCTGGTTCGGGAACTCCCCCGACTCATAGAACTCGGGAACGGACTTGAGAGGGAATATGCCTCCGCGTCCGTGGGAATCGTACTGACGACTCATCCATCGGTTGATAGCCTTCTCGACCTTTCGATCGAGTTTGTCGTCCAGCATGACGTCGCAGTCCATGAAGTTGATTCCGAGGTTATTGATCATCTCCCAGAAATAAGGAGCGGGGCCCTCGTCATCGTCCAGCTCAAACGCCATACGATCCGCCAGTCCGAGAAGAACCTCAAGAACGTTAGCCGGGCGCTTGAGAAATGCGGGCGTGAGCTCGCCGCCGTAGCGGTTCCGCCACTCGCGACCATCCATGTCCCGATTGCGGTCCATCATGGCAGAGTAGCGGAACTCGGTACGGTAGAGCTTCATCAGGAGGAAGTAGCTGTCGAACATGCTCGGCAGCTGGTTTTCGTCCTCCCCCAAGAATGAGACTAGGAAGTCGAAGTATTCGTCTTCCATCAGCGGGATCCTGAGTACGAGTCCTCAATGATCTCGAGGCGAATATCGTAGGGGAGATTGAAGTTTCGGATCCACTTGACGGTGATCTCGTCCGACTGCGTCTCGAGGTCGACGTTACCGAGCCACTCGCCCACGTTGTCGATCGTGACCATGTCGTCGTCGCAGAGGATGCGGTCCTCCGTGAAATACATCAACCTGACCCGATCGAAGTTGAAGATGCCCACTTCGTACTCGTTCTCCGTGATTTCATGGATGGACTCGCCCTCCGCGACCTCCTCGTCTTCGTCCTCTTCCTCAAAATCCTCTCCCATAATCTCGGAGAGGTCATCCTCCATGGTGATGTCGAGATACTCGTCGTTGACGATCTCCTCGTACTCGTCCATCGTCGGCTCCTTCACTTCCTCCTCCGGTCGAGCCGGAGTTTCTATAGCCTTCTCCTCGGGCTCCTTCTCCTCGGGCTCCTTCTTCTCGCCCTTCAAGTCCTGCACGGCAAGAAGTCCTGCCGTGAGACCGACGACGAGCGCCGGTAGTAGGTTCATTAGCGTCCCTTTCGTTTAGTTGCTCGACCGATGGCGAAGCCGACCAGGATTAGAAATGCTACCTTCATCGAATTGCCACCCTGTCAATCTGATCGTAGATAACGCCGTCGACGTTGAAGTCGAGGACGAACTTGGTGACTTCACGTCCGAGGACTGGGTCGTAGTCGCGGTAGTTGAATACCTCGAAGTTTCCGAACTCGACGATGCCGTCACCGTCCTCGTTGTCGTACACCCAGCCGACCACGGAACCGGCAGACGTCGGAGGCAGGCCGAGGCCCTTGTACACATCATTCAGGAGCAGATATCCACGAGTCCGCAGGATGTCGTTGGCGTAGTTCTCCTGAGCGTGGAGGATCATGAGGCTGTAGTCCTCGTTCCCCTCCCAGGCTTTCGCGTTCTGGTCGAATACGACAGCATATGGCGAGACGCCGAGCTCACGCATGAACTCCTCAGGCTTGAGCTGGAACTCACGCCCCGTCTCGTTGTAGTAGTCCATCTTTGCCTTGTCAAGGGCGTTGGCGTCAGCCTCGGCGAGAATACGCTCGGTCTCCTCCTTACCGAAGCCCTCCTCGATACGGTCCTTGTAGTTGCGGAAGGACTCCTCGAGACCGGCGTAGGCCATGGACAGACCCGCAATCCGATGCGCAGAAATGCGGTGAGCCAAGATCAGAGAAATGGCGGAGGTCGTGCCCAGGCTCAGCGGCAGGGCGTAGTGCTTGACAAGGTGCTTCGTCAGGTTGCCCCAGGCACGGGCCTTGGCGATCTGAATCTCGCGCTTGTCGAACTTCTCCTCGTCCTCGGCCGCCTTAACCGTCGACAGCTCGTTCAGGTCCTCCCAGGTAACCTCGCCGACGCTCAGCGTCTGTTTGGCTGTGAGGACTGCGGTTGCGGTGAAGCCGGCGATCCCCAGCCCCGTCAGGATGGCGGGAGCGTGCTTGGAGACGATGAGAGCGCCCTTGCCGGCAAGACGCGAAATAACTGTAAGACTCATGATGCGAAGTACTTCCTCTCGTTAAGGCTCTTGTAGACTGCAATTACCTGACCGTCACTCATGCGGTCAACTTTGGCGACCCACGCCGCCGATCCTCCGTATGCTTGGCGCAGCTTAGCGCGCATCTGCTCGACGCTCATTTGTTGTTCCTTATGTCGTTCACGATCGCTGCGATAAGAATGGCGTTGATGACCAACAGGCCTGCGAATATGACCCAGACCGGCAGGGATCCTAAGCCGGCGAGGATGAGAAGTAGAATGAAAACAGTGAGAAAGATAGATGTGAGGCCGTAGACGGTTGTCATCTCTTCGTCGTTCATCGGACGTCCTCCGGTTTCGGTAGATCGAGAATGTATCCATTGCGGGAACGGACAGCGCGTCCGCTTCGGAGATCCCGCCATCCCCAGTTCTCGTCGGTGTACGACTGGGAAATGCCGGCCATGCCGTACAGGTCTCCCACGGTCGCCACGTCGTACTGGTCGCAGATGCTGATCAGGTGATTCAGGACATCCTCGGCCTCACTACGGGTTGCGAATATGATGGACTCGAGATTGTGCTCCCGACGATCCCTCTGAGTGTACGTCCGCTCGGTTGGAGTCTCACGACGCCCGTACGTCCGATTGGAATACGAAGTGTAGGTCTTGTTGCTGCGAGACCGCTGAGGACCGCCGTCGCCTCCGAAGAGCAGCCGGTCGATCCCGGATGTGAAGATATCGCTCACGGCGTTCTTGACGCTTGGCAGGGCAATATCCCAGAGAAGGTAGTTGGCCACCTCCTTGATGTCCTCGGCGAAGAACGCCTGAAGCGCCTGCTTGCCGAGACTACCCTTGTCAATACGCGCCGGAGTCTTGACGACCCTTTCGACGGCAGGCTTGGTCTTCCGTGAGTTGGATGGGAAATCGCCCCTCACGGGTACGTTATCGGTCATGTTCGCTCCTTCTGATATGCGGGGCCCCAGGTTCCCCCAGGGCCCCGCTCGGGTTTCTCAGGCCTCGATCTGGTTGAATACGTCCGGGCGATCCTTCTTCGCCTGCTCGAGGAGCGCCTTGGGCATGACGCCGTTGAAGAACTTGATGCTCTTCTTCTCGTCCTCCAGCAAGCTCAGAACGAACTCGTCGTAGAAGATGCTGTCCTTGAAGCTGGCGAGGATCTCGGGCGACTTCCGGAAGCGCTTGCCGTCCGACGACCGCTCGCCGTAAGCCTTGTCGACCATGGTGCGGAAGAAATCGAACAGCTTGAACTTGTCCTTATTGGTCCAGTCCTCAGGCTTGCGGGACATGAACGCCTGAAGCGTGTCAGTGAACCCGCCCGGCTCCGACTGCTGGAGTTCGATGAGATCCACCTTGTTCATGTGGAACCAGAGGGTCTCGGTGACCATGTCGCCGTCGAAGGTCTCGGCGCTGACGTTCATCTTGATCATGGATATGCCTTTCAGTCCATCGAGTTGAGAGTAGTGGCTGCGAGCGACTTGGTCTGCTTGACAATATGATCCCACGAGGTCTTCTCGTCGAACTTGTCGCTCTTCTGGATGACGCGCTTGACTGTCTTGCCGTTCTCGGTGAGGGTAACCACCACGGCCGCTTGAAGCTCCATAGTTCGTTCCTTTCTGAAAATGAGAAACCTAGAACCCGAGTTGGGTTCTAGGGGTGAGTAGTGTCAGTCGTCGGTCTCTTCGACGAGCTCAGCGTCCACGACGTCGGCGTCCGATTCGATGGCGGCGGGAGCCTCGTCATCGCTGTCGCTGGAGTTAGCAAGGGCCTTCACCAGGACGAGCGCGGCGAAACCGGCTGCGGCGGGCAGCACGTAACGCGCACTCTTCTTGGCGACGGCACCGAGCTTGGTCCAGTTGACGGCGACGATGGGGGTCTCGTCTTCAACGGTCTCGGAGTGCTCGACAACGGTGGGAGCGGTGTTCTCGGACATGAGAGTTCCTTTCGAGTTGATGGGGTCTCATTATAGTGCGTGCAGAATTTGCGAAAGCCTATGCCCTTTGTTAGAGGGCATAGGGGGTCTAGTTGGTCTGAGGTGTCTGGAGGGAGTCGATGGTCTCAGCAAGGGTCTCGGCGTACTGCCGTCCGGCCTTGTCACCGACATATGTGCCTAATACACTACTGCCGACGCCGTATATGGCGGTCAATACCACTCCGGCTGGAGGGCAGAGAGCGCCGACAACGGCACCGGCGGTGATGCTGGCGGATGTCGAGGCGACAAGGGATACGACCTTGTATCCGGTGGTCTCTTTGAAACTCATGGTCATTCCTTTCTAGAGGGGTCTCGTTATAGGCGGTGCTCCTTTCACGAAAGCTTGAACCACTTCTCTGTGGGCTCGACGACGAAATCGATCACCACGACAGCCTTTCCGTCATCCGAGACCTGAGCGCCGTAGTGTACCTCGATCTGCCTCTGCTCGTTCCACCCGAGCTGATCACCCAAGGAAATGCCCTCGAGGCCGATTCCGGCGTAGAATTCGTTGAGGCTGACGCACATCTCACGGAGGAGAGTGTAGTTGAGTTCATTGACGACACGATCAATCTTGTTGACGGTGGACTTGAAATAACGACCGCTGTAGGCGTCGTAGAACAGAACGTCGCCCTCACCACAAACCACAGCTGCGTCACGAGGATATGGATCCATCTTGGACGCGGCATTCTGGGAGATCGTCTTCTCCTCAGGGCCAAGGCGATCCTGGACGGAGGCGCGATACCGGTCATACACCTGGCGAGTGCCCTCGTAGGCGAGGAGCAGGGATGACTCGCGCTTGACCGAGATGCTGTGAGCGCCGATGACGCAAGCGCCAGTGGCCAATATGGCGATGGCCGGAGGAGCGTAGATCTTGGCGTAGATCTTGATCCGCTGCTCCTTAGTGAGGCGCTTGAAGTCGTCAATATCCCACTCCTGCATCTGACGGTCCGCATGGACGCTCAGAGCGACCGACGCTCCGAGGCCTAGCAGCGCCAGTCCGGTGAGGATATGATGCGAGTTGCGTACGACGAAGTCCTGGGCAGCCTTAACGAATGCGAGGTTCACTTGCTCTCCTCTCCAATATTGATGAGTGCTTTATACCACTCGTTATCTTCCAGATTGGCCTCGCGCTCCCGAATGTAGTCACGATACATCGTCTTTACAGAATCGCTCACGCTACTCTGGATAGCATTGATGAGCATCTGCTTGGCGACTTCGGGGGTTACGTCGGCTGGAACCGTGAGTGTGACCTTCTGTGTATTTGTGATGGGATCCAGATCGGAGAATTCCAGCTGGATGTCATCGTGGTCCATTTGCGTTCCTTTCTCGAGAAACCTAGAACCCGGGTAGGGTTCTAGGGGTGAGGTGGTCAGTTGGCGGGAGCGTTCTGCTCCGCGGCCTTCTTGTTGAGGATCTCCTGGAACTTCGCTTCCAGCTTCTTGTCAGCGTAGTGCTGGAGGGCGAAGGACGCAGCGAGGATGGCAACGGCGAGGGCGACGCGGTTCATGGTGGTTCCTTTCAGATGGGGGTCTCATTATAGACCATGCAGAATCCGCGAAAACCTATGCCCTCTGTTAGAGGGCACGGGCGTTAGAGACTGTGGTCGATGTGGGTAGGGGCGGTGAAATCCTGCTTCGAGATCTTGTACCGTGAAAGCACCCACTTGACGATGGCGTAAATGCCAACGCAGTAGATGACAGACTTGACAAGGTTCTCGACGAGGCGGGAGATCAGCATGATCGGTCCTTTCGGTCTATAGGTCTCATTATATGCCCTGCTGATTCTGCGAAAACCTAGAACCCGTGAAGGTTCTAGGCGTGAGAGTCACTTCTTGGTAGAGTTCTGTCGGAAGATCTTCTCGATCTCGGCCCAATCTTCTTCGAGATACTTCTCTACATTGTCGGTCTCCTGGGCGGGCTGATCTGAAGCAAACTTAAGAAGGTGCCGCTGGCGGCGGACAGTCTTCTTGAGAGCCTTGATCTGCTGCGCCTGGGAGTAGACGGTGTACAGAAACATGACGAAGGAGATGAAACCAAATGTGATGAAGATGTTGGACATGATGCATTCCTTTCGTGAGGGGTCTCGTTATATGCCTTGCAAAATCCGCGTTCCATTTTTTCCACCCGGGAATTTTTGGATTTCGAAAATCAGAACTTTTGCAAAAACCTAGAACCCTTGTGGGGTCCTAGGTCTTTCGTGTCTCAGATGCGGATCTTGGCGACGAATCCGAGTGCCTTGGAGGCGACGGGGAAGATCTGCTCAGCCTTCACGATGGCGAGGATTCCGAGGATGGAGCCCGCGGCGCCCACCACAGCATCGGGGCTGGGGCAGAAACGACGGTGTTTTGCGTCTTGAATCTGCTCAAGCTCCTTGATGCTGCGGAGAGCTTCGCGATAGGCTTCACTGTCGGGATCCATGCCGTCGATGAAAGCGTAAGCCTCTTCGAGGGCCTTCTTGGTGTTCGGCTTGTTGTCGGACATGGTATTCCTTTCAAATGAGGGGTATCATTATAGACCATGTCGATCCCGCGGATCGTCAGACCTCGGAGACCTTCAGAGTGGCCGTGTCCTTCTTGGTCATGTCCTGGGCAGGGGTCTCCAGAGCGGCGTAGACCTCCTGGTTCTTGTGGTCCACATGGAGCACGCCGTCAACCTCGGGCTCGTAGTTCTTGGCTGCAAGACCGAGCAGAGCGCCCAGGAAAGTGTCGAGAGCGGTGATGGTACCCACAACCGCCTCAGTGTGAGGGAAACCCCACAAACCCGCCAGGGCGAGATATAGGGTGGCGAGGGCAGGAAGCAGGATCTGAGCAATCCACTTCAGAGTGTTGTAGGTCTGATTCGACAGCGACATAGCGCTTGTCCTTTCTTCGGGTGTCAGGAAAATGGATCGGAAGCCGGTTCACGGCATCCATTACCTTTTCGGCAGTCCCGTTTCCGCCGAAAGTGTGGTAGGGCTGATACAGATACTTCTGCAAGTCCTCAAACTCATCGATGGTGATGTAACCACGGGACAGATATGCGGTTCCCATAGCCACGATCTGGTTGTGCGCTAGACCCAACATAAGCTGAGTCTTGGCGTCATGCCTTTCCGCACGTTTCTGGAGATACGCCCAGAGACCAGTACTGGTGAGAACGGAGCCGAATATGGTGATCACCAGCTCCACAGTATGAGACATTTAGCCTCCGATAGAAACGATTGGGCGCACCCCGTACTTCTCAGTCCACTGGGCCCAAGTGACTCGACGCTGATCGCCGTAGTACAGGCCGAAGTAGTCCTTAGAGATCTGATCCCGGAGCCAGAAGGACTCGCCCGGGGTCGGAATCGGGTTGCCGACACGGAAATACGAGAACTGACGAGAGATGGGGCCGATAGTGTGGGTGTCGCCGTTGATACGGTTGTGCACAAGATATGAGCCAAACATCTCGAACTCGGACGGAATGGTGAGTTGCGGGTACTCCCAGTTCCAGTCCTTCTCCGTGCGTTCCCAGGCGTTTCCGGTGTTCTCGTAACCGTGCGGTTCCATAACAGGGAACGTCCGGAAGTCCGACATGGCGAAGACCTGGGTAAGCGTGGCGAAGCGCACCATGCCATTGGAGTAGTCCCGTCGCATCTTGGAGCCGTTCCAGCCGTTCTCACACCATCCAGACTCGCCGACGTTGTCGATTCCGAGNAGAAGACCTGAGTGAGCGTGGAGAAACGAACCATGCCATTGGAGTAGTCCCGTCGCATCTTGGAGCCGTTCCAGCCGTTCTCACACCATCCAGACTCGCCGATGTTGTCGATTCCGAGATTTCGGTCGCTCATGACCGTGATGCGATGCGCCCCCTCGCCATTCGGGTAATCCAACCACCGGTCGAAGTCGACGATGATCCACTTGCAGGAATTATCGTTGTACTGCCAGTAGTCGCCCAACCACAAACCGTCGAACGTTCCGTTTCGAATGGCAGCCTTCTGGGCAGGCGTCATGACCCGGCCCAGGTTGTT